CGGATGCGTCGTCGAGGTATCCCTCTTCCACCTTTTTAGAGATGTCTTCGGGAAGCTTTTCTCCGACGAATGCGTCGAGTTGCGCCTTGTACTCGCTGATCTTCTTGTGGGCTTCCGCCGGGTTGGTCTTCATAAGGGCCATGATATGGAACCCTTCGACGACCTCCTCGTTGGTCAGCCCGTTCTGAGACATGAAGGTGGTAATCTTGCGGTATTCACCGGCTTCCGAGCGGTATGCATCCCTCTCGGCGACTACTTCCTTCCAGCGGGGGTGGTTATGAAACGGCAGCTTCTGATCGGCTTCGGCACGGGCCTTGTCCTTCGCAGGGTCGTCCAGACCTGGCGCGGGGGGCTTCGCATCCTTAGCAGTAGCTCCGTTGGTGTCCACGGTGGACGAATCCGCGTCAGCCTGCGGCTGCACGGCGCGTTTGACGGCGTCGAGCAGGGAAGCAGGCTTCTTGTTAGCGTCCGAGTCGCCCGCTCCCGACGAGAGCTGGCCTTCTTGTTTAGCGTCGGCCACGACCGGGGTCTCCGGCGTGGAAAGGTTTTCAACAGGCGTGGTGACCTGTGGTTCGGTGGTGGCCGCTTCGGGTGCGACCGTGGTGTCGGTTTGATCCATTGATGGTTAGAGTAGGGTACGGAACCTACAAAATCAACTGTTTGGCATCATCACCCCGTTGGCCCGGATTTGGCCGGGGGAAGGGGCGGGCGTCGGACCGTCTTGCCCGACGGCTTCGGCGGGGACTGGGGCGTTCTGGCCGCCCATGCCGCCTTGGGCGTTCGGGTCGGTCGCGGGGTCGCCTGTCGGCAGTTGCTTCTGGGCGTTCTGGGCGACGATGGACGGCAGGGCCGCGCGCAAGGCGTCCGTGACATCCAAGCCGTCGTCCAGGCGTTGGATGGCCTGCTTGGCTAGCCACTCGGGGTTCATGCCCGGAATCTGGAGCAGGATGGGCGCGAGGCGTTCGAAGTTCTGAATCTGAAGGGCTTTGTTCGGGCGTCCGTTGGAGCCAGCCTCGACCTCAAGCATCAGCTCCTGGGCGATTTCGTTGGCGGTCAACTGGGGCCACACGGCGCCCGGACCCGCGATCTTCATCACCGTCTCTTGGTCCATCTGCTGAAGCAGCACATGGCCGGTGGAACGGGCAAGCTGGCCGAGCAAGTCCTCGATGTCGTCCACGTTGGAGGACAGGCTGGACATACGGCTGCCTTCGGCGACGGAAACCTCCGTAGCGGTGGACGCCGACGTGCCGCCTAGGTTCGCTTCCTGCGAACCGACCACGCGCATCATGTCGTCCAAGAGCATCGTCGTGTCGTACAGCGACGGGTCGATCGGCGAGTGCTGGATGGGCTGGAGGATCTGGTTGACCGCCTGGCCCGGAGCCAGGTTCTGGAGCTTGATGACCGCGTTGGCGGGATGGCTCTGGAGGTTGACCTGGTCCTTTTCGGACAGGGCGCCCTCGTAGGTCGCGTAGACCGGGCGGTTGGCGAAACGCTGCTCGCGCAGACCCTGTCGGGCCCGGTTGTACTCACGCTGGACCGGCATCAACAGGCGGACGTCGGACGGCGGGTAGATGTCGCGGTCGGACTCGACCTCGTTGAAGATGAGCGTGAAGAAAGGCCAGAACCGCTCCAGGTTCAGTTCGGGAGCCGCAGGCTCCTTGAGGAAGTCGTGGTAGCCGTCGGCGATGACGTAGCAGAGGTTGTCCTTCTTGGAGTAGATCTCCCAGACCGTGGCCTTCTTGCATTCGTCGTCCTTGGTGTTTGCGTCCTCGTAGGCGGTGTACGCCTTGCCGAGGTCAACCTTGTAGATTTCCTTCACCTCTTCGACGTCCAGGATGAACTCCTGGGCTACCCAGTCGGCGCCGACGAAGCCGGACAACTGGCGGCACTTGGGGTCCACGATGATGGTCTGGGTCAGCGGGAAATCGAAGGCGACGCCTTCCTTGACGATGACGTCCTGCTTGTTCTGCAACTCCGTAAGAATCTGGCGGAGCTGCTCCATCTTGGCGTCGTCTTCGGTGAACTTCTCGTCAATCCGGTCGGCCATGAGCCGTTCCAAGGTGGACATCTGCTGCGTGATGTCGGTGATCTTCTCGACGTCCTCGGGACGCTTCCGCATCACGCGGTTGTAGCCGATCTTGACGTAGCCGACGCCGGTCACACAGGTGCGGCGGACGAGCTGCTTCATCTGACCTTTGAACGTCGGTTCCTGCTCGTTGATCTGGTGCAGGGCGACGATCTCAAGCGTCTTCGCCACGCGGTCGAGCATACGGCGACGTTCGAAGCCCTGCTGGGCGTCCTGCATCGTCTGGAGGATGACGGGGTCGATGGGCTGGCCGGTCATGGCCGCCTGCTGCATGGCGACCTGGGCGCCTTGGAACGAGGCCATGTCGCCCTCCCACAGCGCGAAGTCCATCGTCTCGCGACGCTTGGCGATGAACTTGGGGTTCTTGGCGTAGAGTGCGGACACGCGCTGGCGGACGTGGGCCTGCACGATGTTGGCGACGTAGCGGTCGTCGGACTCGGACGTGGACCATTGCTTGCCCATGTAGAAGTCCGAGTCCTCCTTGATGCGGTCGAACTGCTTCTTCCAATGCTTCTTGGCTCGGGTGACCTTGTCCTGGATGGCCTTGACCAAGGAGGCTCGCGACGGCATGGGCTTCTCAGCATCGCGAACGATGCCGGAAGTCATCTCGACGGACATGGGGGGCTGAATGAAGTCGCTTTCCATTTAGATCCTTTCTGTTCAGAAACCTCCCATCTGCAACAGTTTCCTCCGAGTCTCCTCCCACCTGGTGGAGTACTTGACCCATTCAAGGGTGCCCGTCTTGGGTCCTTGGGGAGCCTTTTCGGGCGGGCGGGAAGCCCCGTGCAGCGTGGAAAGGAGCAGGCCGGCTAGGCCCATGGCGTCCACGAAGTCGTCGTGACGGGCCGAGGGGAACTTGAGCAGCTCGGTCTCGGCGTCAGCCCACCAAGGGGCGAACTTGGGGAAGAACACCTTGCCCATCGCCATGCGGCCTCGGATGGCCTGCGCGCGCGTCTGCTTGTCCTTCACGGGGGTGATCTCCTCGACCACCGTCCAGACCTGTCGCTCCTGCTGCACCTTGCGGAGGAAGGGGCCGATGGACTGGGAGATGTGGCCGCGTTCGGCTCCCCACTTGGCGGGCTTGTGCCGCGTCATCAAGTCGATCATGCCGTCCACCACCTGGTCGGTGGATGCCCGTCGCCACCACACGTCCGGCAGGACCCAGACGTTGTCGTTCTCGTCCACGCCGAAGGGCATGAGTACGGTCTTGTCCGCCGTCTGCTGCGTGGACACCGCGTGGTCGGATACGCAGTACAGGCGGAGGTTGGACGGCAGCTCGCCTGGGGCGTAGCCCTTGAGCCACTCACGCTTGAAGAAGTCGCCGTCGTCGGGCGTCGGACGCCCTTGGTACAGGGCGGAGAAGCCCTTAGGGTTGAGCCGCTTGATCTCGTTGAGGAAGCCCAGGTCGTAACGCTCGGGCCACAGGGCCTCGCCGGGCTTTCGCCCCATCGGGTCCATGTCCTCGGCGATGGCGGGCAGCGACAGGATACGCCATTGCTCGGCGACCGTGTCGTTGTAGCAGGGGTTCTTGGGGTCGGTGAGGCGACCGACCAAGTCGTCCTCATGCCACCGGGTCATAATGATGACCACGCGCGCACCGGCCATCAGTCGCGTCATCGCGACCTGGGTGAACCAGTCCCAGAGCTTGTCACGCTCTCGCTTGGAATCGGCCTCCTCGCGGTCCTTGATGGGGTCGTCGATGATGAGGAGGTCGGCGCCCTTACCCGTCAGACCGCCGCCAACGCCAACGAAGCCAGCTACCCCGCCCTCTTCCGTCTGGATGCGGTCGGAGGACTGGGCGCCCGTCCGCAGCTTGCAGGCCGGGAAGACCTGTTGGTAGGCGGGCATCCGCATGATCTCTCGGACCGAGCGTCCGAAGTCGGCGGCGAGGTCGGCGTTGTAGGTCGCGAAGAGAACCTGGCGGTAAGGGTCCTTGCCCATGAACCACGCAGGAAAGCGACGAGAGGCCAGCTCAGACTTACCGTGACGGGGAGGCATCGAAATGATGAGTCGCTGGTAACGTCCCTTTTCCACCTCCTCCAGAGCGGCGCAAATGGTCTCATGGTGCTTTACCGGCTCGTAGCGTGACCTGTCCGGGTTGTCCGGTTCCTCCGGGTCCGGCATCGTCATGCGGGTGAAGTCGATGAGCGACTCCTTGGCCTTCTTGACGCGCAGAAGCCGAGTCGCCGCCAGGAGCTGACGCTCCATCTCGGCGATCTCGGCCAGCTTTCGCTTCTGCTCGGCGTTGGGTGCCTTCTTCGCCATCAAGCCAGAATCCACTTGTCGGCTGCCAGCTTGATGGCACGCAGAAGCGTGTACGCGCTGGAAACGCCGTAAGAACCATTGGACTGGTTGGATGCGTTGACTAGTGGCGCAGATCCGTAATTGCCGCTCAAGATGCTGACGTACTGGCAGTTGAACAGGGCGATGTTTACAACCGTGCCGATCGGGAAGTTGAGCGAAGCGTCGTCTGGGATGATGATCACGTTGGTGTAGTTCGCGTTCTCGACCACCACCGTGTTGTTGGCGTCGGCCAGCGTCAAGGTGTACGGAGTGGATGAAACGGTATTGACCGTAGGCGCCGAAAGGTAGCCGCGGGTCGAGATATAGGTAACCAGGTCGCTTTGGTCCGTAACCGTACCGGTTATGGCACCCCAGGCGACAGACCCGCCACCGCCACCCGTCACTTGCGACCAGGCGCCGTTCGTGCGCGCGTACTGGTTGCCGTCGCTCGGAGCGTCGGTCAAGTAGCCGGACGGGTTAGAAGCCAGCGGGTAGAAGTTGGCGGTCGCGTACGTCGAAACGTCCAACGACGTCTGGTAGCCAAGGCCGGAGATGTAACTGACGAGGTCCGTCTGATTGGTCACCGTACCGGAAAGAGAACCCCAGGTAACACCTCCACCCGCAGGGCTGATCTCGGTCCAGTAAGAAGGATTGCCGATAGGATCGTAGCCGGCTGCGCCGACCGAAGTCGTCATCTCGAAGAGACGGTACTGGAAAATGACCTGCGAACCGACGGTGTAGGTGATGCCGTTGTCGTAAGCCGGGAACTGCACGCCGCCACCGCCGCCGGTCGCAACAGACCAAGCGCCATTCTTGCGGACGTACTCGGAGCCGTTTGAAGGAGCGTCGGTAAGGTATGAACCGATGGGCTGATACGTCAGAGACGCAGTAGTCGCGTTCAAATAGTTAAGGCCAAGCAGCGCGGACGAGGTGACGTAAGTCTGGTTCTTGACGAACGCCGTGGTAGCGAGCTTGGTGCTGTTGTCGTTGGTAGGCTGCGTTACGCCCACGGTGCCGACCGGCAAACTCGGAGTGCCGCTAAAGGTCGGACTTGCGAGGTTGGCTTTCAGATTGTCAGCGGTAGTGACGAACGCGGTCGTCGCCAGGCTGGTGTTGCTCGTACCGGCGGTCTGCGTGACGCCGGTCGTACCGGTCGGCAAGGAAGGCGATCCGCTGAAGCTCGGGCTTGCCAGCAAAGCGTACGAGGAAGCCGACGCGGTAGCCATCGTACCCAGGCCGAGGTTG